CTAAATTCATAACTAAATCGTCATGATTACCTATAGCGGCCTGGTAAGTTTGACCTTTAGCTTCAAATGTTGAAATTTCTAAAATCGTTTGTTCATCTACGACAGTTAACTTATTATTTTCTAATAAGTCTTTTAACGCACTACACCCTAGTCTTTTTGTTTTCCTATTAATATCTATACCTACTGCATTTGCCTTCACTGCAGATTCAACATGAACATTCTCATATTCTAAATCATAGTATAAACCATTACATACAACAGAACCTTGATCATTTGATTCAATTATGCAATAAGCTTCATTGTAGACATTCGCGTACTTATATATAATATTAGGGAAGAGTAAAGGCGATATAGTGTTGTTGCGATAAACAACCACCTGCTCGAAAGGGCGCTGGTTAATATCGATTATGGAAAAAGAAGAATAGTCCTGGCCTCTTCCTTTTGATACATCAGCAACTAAAAGATATTCGTGTCCTTTTATTGGTTCCTTATATATTAAACAATCTCCACCTTCTAAATATTTCTTTGCAGGTTTAGCTCTTAAATTCAATAATGTTTGCGCATTTACTAATGTGTTACCAGTTCCAAAGAATGTATTACCAAACTCTTGATCAAATTGTATTTGTGATGTGTTATTTATTGTTTCTTCTTTCCACTTCTCATCACGCCCAGGAACGTCATGCCAATCAACTCTAAAGTTTTTATATTCATTAACGCCTTGTATTGATCCTTCCCATATCTTATGAAACGTATTACCAATACCATTTGCTGTAGATGTTACTATAATTTTTGTATCTCCACCAGATGAAACAACTGGATACGTTGACGTATAAAATTCTGCAGCGCGTTCAACAAATGCAAACTCATCTAAGTATAATAAGTTTATAGAAAGACCACGAATAGAAGATCCAGTAGTGGCCGCAGCAATAATTCTACTATTATTACTAAAATCTATATTTGATTTATTAAGAGCCTTACATCCTGGTTGTAAAAAGAATGGAATATTTTCAAGCATAATAGTTATTCTTGCTAACATTTCTCTAGCAGTAGCACCTTTGTTAGCTAAAACCGCTATTGATTTTTCTGATTGAAATAATGCAAACCATAACAAATAACCACAAGCTGATATAGATTTTCCAGATTGTCTACACGCTAATACAATATTAAATCGATGACTTTCAAATTGTTTAAACATTTTCTTTTGATAAGGATATAATTCAAATGGTACTAAACCTTTATCTAATGAAATAATCTTTGCATATTTTTCTACAAAATACACTGGATCTTTCATGCACTTCGCATATTCGAGTACTTGTTTCTCATTAAAATTAGAAACAATACCGTCTTTTTTAATATTAGGATTTCCTAGATAGTTTTCATTCCTGTTTTGGAGTGACATTCACTATTTCCGATTCATTCTTTAGTAGCTTTTGAAGCTCAGTGGTGGAACCAACAAAAAGATTATTAGTTGTGTTAGCAACCTTTTTGATATCATCTTTTTTATCTATTTCTTTCTTTTTCTTATTAAGGTCCATAAGTCTATCGTTTACATCTGAAATATTTTTAATCATTCCAGATAATACTTCAAAGGCTCGAGGGTGTTCACTTTCGCGTGCAACCTCAATCATTAACTCTAAACTTTGTTTACCTTTTTCCACAAGCTCATAATATGTATCTCTTGAATACTTGTAATCATTATCAATGTTCTTTTCTTCTGGAGGAAAGAACTTTTCTATATCTTTTTTACTCATTTAATATAACTAACTCACGATTTTTAATATGTTCATGTTCAATGTCATCTTTAGATTGACCATAGTATCTTACTGCATGATGTTTTTCTACCATATAATCGTTAATAGATTGATCAGCATAGTTAGTAGTTCTCCATAATTCACCTAAGATTCTGCCGAATTTACCTTCAGCGTCTTTTTGTGTCTTTAGCCTTATACCGCCTTCATCATCTAGCATTCCTGTTAAAAATTTCTTAGCAGCTAATCCATATTTTTTTTCTTCAAGATCTCTTGTTCTTGATTCTGGAGTGTCTATAGCATATAATCTTATACGCTCTTTCTTTAGCCATACACCAAAACCTAAATCTATATCAACATCGACAGTGTCACCATCGATTATCTTTACTACTTTACATCTGTATTCATACATTTTTAACTCGCACTATCTAAAATTGTTGTGGAAAATCCAAAGTCACTATCATCAAGGCCTATAATTGAAGAAGGATTGGGCGTAACAACTATTGTTTCTAATCCTATATCAGAATCATTAAGACCTGCTTTGATGTCGAATATTTTTGCTTTAGCATCTCTTATGATACTAGTATCTGCAATTGGACCATGATAACTTAGCTTCATCTCAAAGTCCATACTGTAAATTATTGTTCTTCTTTGTTCCATTGCTCCTTCGAAATCATCAGAAAAAGAAACGCCTTGAATGATAACTTGTATGTCTTCTTTAAATTCTGGATATTCAGTAGCAAATGGTTTTATAGTTAACGCATATTGCGGATTAAACGTAGGAATAATTTGCTCTATGATCTGTAATGCGTCATCTTGTGATTTAGCATATGCATTTAACTGAAAATTTATTGTATATGGTACAGGCGTAAAAAACTTTTGTCTTTTAGTTGTATCACCTGTAGAAGAAGTTGTAGTAAAATTTCCAACTTTAGTTAACTGCCTTGTAGGATCATACGCAATAGAAGTAATTTCAAAAGATAATCTAGGAAGTTTAATAGCAACTTGAGTATCATCTGTTAAACTTGGATTTTCTCTTATTCTTTCAAGATACTTTTGTTTTGGTGCATACGATAACGGAACTTTGAGTTGACTTATCACTGCCCCAGATGAATTTTGTCTAATAACATATAAGTTATTAAATAGTCTACCAAATAAAGCAACTGCTTTTTTAGTTTTGGAATGATAAAAGTGTCCACCAAACATTAGTTATTACTCACATCGCCGAATGGATTAGATTCACTAAAGTCAATGAAATCTGCTCCAGTTGAAAAATCATCGTTTTGTTCGTTATTAGATAATTGATTATCTTCTACTACTAAAGTAATCACTCCACCAGCACCTGTAGTTAATCCAACAACTTTCTTTCCTGCTGCAAAAGTGTGGTATTTACCATCATCTGCCCCAGCATGAATGATATGAATCTTGTTGTCTGAATCAGAATATTTAATAACCTCGCCTCTCATAGTACTAGTACCACTTGGAGATATTATTGTTTCACCAACTTTAAATAATGTAGGTGCAGGACTGGAAAAAATAAATGATGGGTTACTATAACCAGTACCTGGATTTGTTATAGTCGCTCCATTAATTTCACCGCTATTACTATCAACTGTAACAGAAACTGCACCACCAACTCCAGTTGAATCAATAATTTGAACAGCTGGAACTGCATAATAACCATTACCGCTATCTGCAATAGATACACTAGCTAGTAAACCTGAATTTAATGTTGCTGTTAGTTGTGCACTGTCTCTAATATTATTAAGACTTAAAATATATTTGTATGCGTACTTAGCATCTAGATCATCAAGTACATCAACACCAGTGTTAATATTTTCTCCAGTGTATTCATATAGTTGACATCTCATTTTAAATACTGGTAGATTACTTAATTGATAAAAAGGTTGTTCATGTTCTACATGAGATATCTGAAAAAAAGATTTACTTAAAGGAAGATATATTACGTCACCTTCTGCAGGTCTATCTATTGTTATTTCATTATCATATCTTGAAACAGCATCAGACCATCTTCTTCTTGATACTACAAATGTAGCTTCATCTCGTATTTCTACTCCAAATCTTGTAAACAAATCTCCTTCACCTTCAAAACCTTCTGTATTTTCAATATACATTTCTAACATATAAGATGAATTAAAACTTGAAACTGGGTCGTCACCAAGTATAGTGTCCTCATTTACAATATCACGCGGTAAATAATACACGTCTTGGCCATAGGTCTTTAATGCCTCAATGACTATATCTTCATAGAGGTTTTGCTCTGACTTTACTTTTTGACTGAAGTATAAACTGGTTGCCATGTTAACCTACGAAAAAGTCTGGTGGAAATTCGTGTTCTAATCTTATGTTTTCTCTTAGAGTTGCTATTTCTGCAGTGGCATCATCATATATTTGTCTTCCGTTTAGAATAACTCCTCCTGGCAATTGCATTCCTTCAAACTTAATTAAGTTTTGACCCCATTGTTGTTTAATTAACGCAGTAGTATATTCTTTTACAAACATATCATTAAATATAGAAGTGTGGTCGCTATCACTAATTTCTGTATAAACTTCAGCTACAATGTAATCACCTTCTTGAATATCGCCATCAATAAAATCGCCAAATACATAAAGTCTATTTTGTCTTCTAGAAAACTGAACTTGTGGTGTACCATTTAATTTCATGTCTAATGTTGAGAGATACTGTTGCATTTGCTCATAGTATGCTAGGTCGCCAGCAAAGTTCATTAAATCATGAATATTATTTAGCATCATTTGATATTTTATATCAAACATTCCGCTGCCTCCAACAATACCGCCTGCAACAGGAAACATCTTAGAAACAAATATTATATTATTTGCTAAAGGTATATACTGGTTAGTGACATCGGTAGCTGTAACTAAATGCTTAAGATACGTTCTTACAGTTGCATCAGAATGAAATTCTCTGTAATACTGTAGCGCTTCGTCTATACGATCTTCCACTTGATCTTCGTCAATATTGACTTCGATAACTGGTTCGCCTAAACGTCTTTTGCAATAATCGGCTAAAGTGCCTCTTGAATTAGGAGCTGCCATTACTTAAATCCTTATTTTATTCTATTTATAAGGACTCGCTCCTAAAACATCACTGTCCCATGCGGCTTTTAACTTATCGATTGTATCTGCGCTTGTGATAGCACTTGCTGCAGGAGCATCTCTAAGTTTCTTTTTCTTAGCTACACTTGCAGTTTTAGCAGATGCATCATCGGCTTCTAATGCTTTCATGTATATAACATCTTCTGCATCTAAAAGAGGTCCTCTGACTTGTCTTATCTTATCTTGAAATATTTTTTTAGCCTCAGTTATATCTTCAGTGATAGCAGTCTGTGCACTATCGAACATCCATGCATTTCGAAAATGCCTGTCTGGTACTGACGACGGTGCTGCAGCAATTACACCATTCTTGTCTTGAATCATTGTAGTCATTTCTCTCTCCTTATGCTACTAGCTCTTGATTAATCTTCCACGAATTACGCCACGTTCTATGCCCAGGAAGATTACTTGTTTTACAAATAATAAGTCTTCTACGATTAGATTTATCATAGTCTTTCCATACATGTTCTGGTATGTCTTTCATTATTAAATACTCAATTGCTTCTTCTTCAGTCATCTTATCAACCGGTTTTGTATTATGTAGTAGATAACCTCTTGTATGTTTCTTAAAATCTGGTTGTGCCTCATCTTTCTTCAGTTCCCAATAAACTTCTACTGGTGGAAGTATGCCACCTTGTAAAGCACAAGCCATCCAGTTTGGATCTGGTACCGTAATCTTTGCTGGTGCATCAGGTTCGTTTGGATCTTCCCAAACAACTCTGTAATCGGATTGTATAGGCTCAAGTTTTTCTTTCGCCCAGTGTAATCGTTCCCATAAATGTGTTCCCTGAAATTC